CGCCAATGTGGTGCGTGATGCCATATCTAGCGGTGATGAACAAACGCAGACCGGATTCCCATTCACTCCGAGCGACATATCCGGATGGGCACGACCCGAGTACACACAGACATGGCAAGCACCGCTAGACATTAACTCACTGTTTACCACTGACAATTTGTTGGGTGGAACTCAATGGGCTGGACTGCAAGGCAACCAATTCGCCAATATCCCGCAAGTATCAATGGCTGACTTCATATCCGGTATCCAAAATGGAAAAATTTGAACTTGCAAAAAATCTGCTTTCCGATGACTTCTTCTTATAGTTAACTCTGCGCCGGAAGATATTGAAGCGCGAGAACTTGCATATTTAAAAATTCATGCTTTACAATCAATTAAAGGCCACTTTGAATCAATCGCTGCCACAGGGCAAATTGTGAAAAAGCGGTGGAAGATTTTGTAGTCGTTGACTACACCGTAGCACTCGGATAGTGCTGACAAAATGGGTTAGAAATGAGTGATAACACGGCTCCGCAAGGAAGTGAATCGCTGAATGTGGAACAAGCTGCTTCTGCATTCTTTGGGTTAATGGACTCTGAACCGAACGCCGAAGGCCAAGTCGAACAGAGTGCAGATTCAGAGAATGAGGAAAGCGTTGATTCCGAGTTGGTGGATTCTGAAGAAGTTGAGCAAGACAAACCGAGCACTTTTCGTGTCAAAGCGGCAGGGGAAGAACGAGAAGTAACTCTCGATCAACTTATTGAGGGCTATCAACTTGGGGCCGACTACACAAAGAAAACCCAAACGCTTAGTGAACAACGCAAGGCCGTAGAAGCGGAACGAGCGAAGATTGACGAAGCAAACAAGTTAAGAGATCAGTATGCTCAACGCTTGCAGATGATGGAACAATTCCTAAGTCAGCAAACGAAGGGCGAGAATTTGGATGCTCTGAAGGAAAGTGACCCCATCGGGTATGCGGTAAAGGTAGCAGAACAGCAGCAACGCAAGGAACAACTTGCAGTTTTGAAGGCAGAACAGCAACGCATTGCTCAACAGCAACAAGCGGAACACTCTGAGAAACTTCAAAGCCACATTGCTCAAGAAAGCCAAAAACTTTCTAGTTCGATACCCGGCTACGCAGACCCAAAGGCTGGAGACCAAATCCGAAAGGATATTAGGGACTACGCCAAGTCGATAGGGTGGACTGACCAAGAGTTAGCCAATGTCTATGATTCTCGTGCTGTATTGAGTCTGTATCACGGTATGCGTTACGCTGCTTTGCAAAAGGGCAAGCCGGAAGTATCTAAGAAGGTACAAGAAGCACCCCGAATGATGAAAAGCGGAGTATCTCAACCGAGAGACAATCAAGAACAGCACAAAAAAGCAGTGGCGCAATTGCGTAAGACCGGAAAAGTCCGAGACGCCGCAAGTGCGTTTGAACGGTTCGTTTAATTTAAGGATTCAATCATGGCAACCTACCAAACCTATACCTCCATCGGTCAACGCGAAGATTTGTCCGATGTGATCTACTCGATCTCCCCCACCGATACGCCTTTCATGTCGTCCATCGGTAAAGCCAAAGCAACCGCTACCAATCACGAATGGCAGACCGATGCTCTCGCATCTGCCGTCTTGACCAACTACGCAGTTGAAGGCGATACCGCTTCTGACGCTACCATTGGTGTGACCACTCGTGTGGGCAACAAAACGCAGATCAGCCAAAAGACTGTGAAAATCTCCGGCACTTTGGAAGCTGTGGACAAAGCTGGTCGTAAGTCTGAGAAGGCTTACCAATTGGCTAAAGCCTCCGCTGAGATCAAGCGCGACATGGAAACCACCCTCTTGTCAAACCAAATCAGCACGAACGGTTCTTCTAGTTCTGCTCGTAAGTTGGGCGGTTTGCAAGCATGGTTGGCTACCAACTACAGCGGCGGCACTTCCGGCGTTGCTGGTGCAAGCGGCACGACTGCTCGTACCAACGGCACGAACCGCACTGGCACTGAGGACATCATGAAGGCTGTCATCAAGTCGGTCTACTCGGCTGGTGGCAACCCCAAAGTGTTGATGGTGAACCCCGGTCACAAGCAATTGGTCTCGACCTTTGCAGGTATCGCGGCACAGCGTTACATGGCTCCCGCAGATCAACCAACCACCATCATCGGTGCGGCTGATTTGTACATGAGCGACTTTGGCACGATCTCTGTGGTTCCCAACCGCTTCATGACCTCCACCAATAGCTGCGATGACACGATGTTCATTTTGGACACCGACATGGCTGCTGTGGCCTATCTGCGCCCCTTCCAAACCAACGAGTTGGCTAAGACGGGTGATGCTGAAGTCACTCAATTGCTGGTGGAATACACCCTGCAAGTGAACAACGAAGCTGCACACGGCATCGTTGCTGACATTACTCCCTAAGAGTGAATGCCCCCATGTTTAACCGCATGGGGGTTTTTCTATGACCGAGTTTCGTAAATCTGTTGCTCACGCCGATGGCGATGGCGGCATCATTGTTGAAACACGACAAGACATATCCGACAACATCGAGCAAAATCGTAAAGAGTTCAATTCCTTTGACGAACGAGCGAAGTGGTCGAATGATATGTTTGGCAACAAGATCGCCTCTATACCGTTGACGGTGATTGATGATCTAAACGCGAAAGGCATCATGCGGGGGTTTGCAGTGGTAGACCAAAAGCGCATGAAAGATTGGCTTAACAGTCCGGACAATAGATATTTCAGAACACGACCGGGGCGCGTATGAGCATTGCTACATTTTCTGAACTCAGCACAGCGGTTGCCAACTATTTGGCCCGTAGTGACTTGACAGATCAGATTCCCGACTTTATCCGGTTTGCAGAACTGAGACTCCGCAGAGAATTGCGGATTCGGCAAATGCTCAAATCTGTAACCACTACGACTACGAGTGGTGACGGTACGGTAGAGATACCCTCTGACTTTCTTGAGGCACGAGACTTCTATGTAACGGGAAACCCTCCCCAACCGCTTAGTTTTTTGTCTCCATCGGTGTTTATCAGAAACACTGATTCTCATGTTCGCGGTAAACCGTTGAACTACACAATTTTGGCGACTGAGTTTCAGTTAGCCCCAATGCCGGACAATGTGTACACGCTTCAACTGCTGTACTACTCTGCTCCGACATTCCTATCAAGCGGAAATTCAAGCAATGCGTTTATGGCTAATGCGCCGGATGCTTTGCTGTACGCTGCACTCTTAGAGGCAGAACCGTACATCATGAACGATGCAAGAATTCAGACATGGGCAACCATGTACCAAAGGGCAATCGACACTTTGACTCGTTCTGATGAAACGGCTCAATACTCGGGTGTTCCACTCGCAATGACTTTATCAAAGAGGTAAAAAATGGCTGCAATGTCCAACTATCTTGAAAATGCTCTAATCAATGAAGTCTTACGAGCCACCGCATACACAGCACCTGCTACTGTTTATGTTGCTTTGTTTACGAGCGACCCTACTGATGCTGGCAGTGGTACTGAGTGCAGTGGTACGAGTTATGCTCGTCAGTCTGCTACTTTTGCTGCTCCCTCTAATGGTGCTTCTAGCACTAGTGCAGATATCAATTTCCCGCAAGCTGGTGGCTCATGGGGAACCATCACCCACTTCGGGATTTTTGATGCTTCTACTGCTGGCAATCTGCTGGTACATGGTGCTTTGACCACTTCTAAGACAATCGACACGGGCGATGTGTTCAAAATCGCTAGTGGCTCACTGACTGTCACCTTTGCGTAATGGCAGATGTTTGTGGCCCATACACGCTTGAACAGCTAGACCTATTCGGGAGCATTGATAGTCTAGCTTTCTCGCTTGATTCGACCGTTTGGACAGATGCGAATGTCTGCATCTTAGAAGCGGCGGCATCGGTATCGGGTGCAGGGTCGGTTAACGCAGTGCCAAGCGCAATATGGCGCGGAGCATCATCTGTCAGCGGTTCAGCACAAACTCAGATAACTTACATTCGTGTAAGGAACTCTAGCGCATCTGTCAACAGTACAGCTACATCCTCATCCGGCTCACAAGTTACTTATGTTTCGAGTGCTTCGATTACGGGGCTTGGGACGGTCTCGGGAAGTGGAATAAGGGTAAGGTTAGGCTCGGGGTCAATCAGCGGCATAGCGACCGTTTTAGCGGCTGGAAGCGGCATATTCTCAAGCGGTGCATCTGTATCCGGTTCGGCATCCATCATTGGTGACGGGTTTAGGGTAAGGGATGGTGCGGCTAGTTTGTCCGGTGCGGGTACGGTCTCGGCTTCGGCAATCAGAATCAGAACATCTAGCGGGTCGGTTAACGGGACTTCTAGCGTCTCGGCTCTCGGTGGATTGGTATCGAGTGCTGCGGGTATTCTTGAGGGAATAGCGACTGTATCGGCTACCGCTACAGCGACATGGCAAGCACAAATGTCAATCAGCGCAGAGGTGACAATTTCGTGTGTGGCAATCCGATTGGGTGACAATTGGACGAATGTTGCGGCAGACACGAACACATGGACAGATGTTAGTGTTGGTGGGAATACATGGACAACGGTAACGGCGGACGCGAGTACATGGACAGATGTGGGAACATCGGGAAATACATGGACAGACACGGCAACGGGTTCAAATGATTGGTTAAGGAACGGATGATGCCTACTCAAAGAATCGCATTAGGTGAATGGCTACCCGATCAGCCGGGGCTGACGGGGGCATTGACTGTGGCAAAGAACTGTTATCCGGTGACTGCGGGATATGGTGCATTTCCGGCAGAGGCTAATTTCTCGGCTGCGGCTGCGGAGGATTTAACCTCATTGGTGTACGCCAAAGACGAAAACGGCACGACTAAACTGTTTGCTGCTGGCCTACACAAGATTTATTCTGTGGACTCTGTGGGTGCTTTGACGGGTGTTTTTAGTTTTACGGGTACTTACTCGCAAAGCGGCACGACCACTCTGACGGTGACTTCTATTGCTCACAAGCTGAAAACGGGCGACTCGTACTACCTAAACTTCACAAGCGGCACAGCGACAGACGGTCAATATACGGTGACTAAACTCACTGCGGACACCTTCACGATTACGACCACATCCGCAACCACATCGGGGAATGTGACCATTTCACGGGTGGCTGACGGGTACGACACACAAGAGGGCCAACGGTTTAGGTTTACTTTGTTTGGCAATCAGATCATCGGGACTAACTTTACTGAGAGGCTACAAGTCTATTCAGCGGATGGAAGTTCATCGTTCAAGAATCTGTCAGACAGTGCGCCTATCGCTAAGTTCATCACTGTGGTGAGAGATTTTGTGGTTTGTGCCCATTTGGATGAGAGTGGAACGACACGCCCATATCGAGTGCGGTGGTCAGCAATCAATGATGAGACTGATTGGGTGGAGAATGTAAACACTCAATCTGACTATCAAGACATACCCGATGGTGGGCATATCACGGGCATTCGCGGTGGTGAGTTTGGGATTATTCTGATGGAGAAGTCAATCTCTCGGATGAGTTATGCCGGAACACCGTTCATCTTCCAATTTGACAATATCTCTCGCGGGAAGGGATGTATTGCTGCGGGGTCGGTGTGTCAGTATCAAGGGCTAACCTTCTTCTTGTCTGATGACGGGTTTTATGTATGTGATGGACAGAAAGTAACCCCCATCGGTGCGGAGAAGGTTGATCGCTTCTTCTTCAATGACGCTAATTTGGACTTCACCACAATGTCAGCAGCGGCAGACCCAATCCGCAAACTGATTATGTGGAACTACCTATCGACAGACGGGACGAGAAAGCTGATTGTGTACAACTTCACGATTGGCAAATGGTCTTATATGGAGACCACTGCGGACTACATTTCAGACGCTTCTACTGCCTCAGTGACGCTTGAGCAATTGGATTCTGTGAGTGCCTCAATTGATGCTTTGGCAGTGAGTATGGACTCGGGACTGTATGCCGGAGGAAAGTACTTTCTCGGTGGGACTGATGGGACACGGGTTATTACCTTCACCGGAGCAAACAAATCAGCGGTGCTAGAAACGGGCGATATTGACGCCGGACGCTCGATAGTGATGTTGGCCCGTCCTTTGGTGGATAACGGCTCTGCAAGCGTTTCTGTGGCCTCTCGGACGCTTCTAACGCAAACTCTTTCGTTTGGGTCGGCATCTGCGGCTGACACTGATAACCGTGTGTCTCTGAGAAGCTCGGGAAAGTACCATCGTTTGCGGATGCAACCAACTGGCGACAATTGGAAAACCGCTATGGGTATGGATGTTGATGTTGTTCAGCAAGGCATCCGGTAATGTTTAGGATTCTCCCTTTTTTTGGTGGCGACCCGCGCACTGTCGCGGAGATCGTCAACGGCATCATGAACGGCAAGACCAACAATGTCGGGATTGTTACGCTTGCCACCGGAGGGGCGACCACTACGACTATCACTGATAGACGCATTGGGCCGGACAGCATCTTATTGTTGACACCTCTCACGGCGGCGGCAAACACCGATTCTGTGCCTTATGGTGCATTTCAAGACTCGACCGACCAAACAGCGGCAAACACTACGACTGCTTACGCCATCACTTTTGACACGACTGATTATTCAAACGGTGTAACTCTGACCAACAGCAGCCGATTGAATGTGTCAAATGCGGGTGTGTATAACATTCAGTTCAGCATTCAGTTTAAGAACACGACAAACGACACTCAAGATGTGGATGTGTGGTTTCGCAAGAACGGCACAAACATCGACAAGTCAAATTCTCGGTTTGGTATGCCTTCAAGGAAATCATCCGGCGACCCTTCCCACACTGTCGCAGCGTTAAATTTCTTTGTGGAGTTAGCGGCTAGTGACTATGTAGAACTCATGTGGAGACCATCGGATACGGGCGTAACCATCGAGCAATATCCGACAAGCACGACCCCAACCCGTCCGGCTGTACCCTCTGTAATTGCTACATTAAGCTATGTCAACACCTCATCATCGTTCAATGTGTTTGTCAGTTCAAGGGGTAAGGGAACCGCTACGCTGACGCACTTTGCCAATTCAACCGCTGACAAAACCTATGGATATGTGATTGTTGGCTGATACAATGACTTCAGT